GTCTAGGTCCTCCGCGGACCACTCCTTTACGACCACCAAGTTGGGCACGCTGCGCGACACAAACACGTTCGCCGCCCTTGCGCTTGGTATGCCTAGACCCACTCGATAGGCCGAGAGCTGCATGAGGTGCTCGTCGTACGTGTCGACCTTTGAGATGTCGAAGAACTCCTTGGTCTTGATGTCGACGACAATTCCTGACTCAGCAAATAGGTCGCACTTACCTCCAAAACCCGCCTCGTGTGCAAATGAGCGCTCAGAAATCCATGTGCAGTCACCAAAGTGCTCGCTGATTGCTTTGGTGCAGGCGTCGACGCTGTCCTTGTGTCTCCCTGTTGGCTGTCCTTCATAGTGTCCTTGAATAGATGCGTGAATCTCCGTGCCTGCGTCAGCCGCCGCCCTGCCCTGCTCCTTGGAGTCGCTAATGATGCGGTCGATGTACTCCTTCTCGGGCTCCTCCGCGCGCTTAGGGAGGGTAAGGGCCGAGTACAGGACCTGCTGCTGCATCCAAGCCAATAGAGCGGGCTTGGCCACGATATTGAGGATTGTGGTGACGCTGGGTACCAGACTGAGCTTGCGAGCGTCACGCAGGGTTGTGGCGCGCTGGCCACCCTTCGCGGCCTCCACGGTATACATGGGAGCGCCGTCTCGCGTATACCAATGGTTAGACTCGCTTGCTCTTGTTGATGAGACAACCAAGCTCATTTGCGGCCCCTTGCGACAGGCTTGGGCTTCCTGCCGGGCTTCTTCTTAGGCACGCCGTCTTTTGTAAGGCCGTAAGGCGCCCGCTCAACCGCCTCCGTTGCATAGCGCCTAATCATGCGATCCCTTCTGGCTGGGTCGTTCCAAATCCCAGCAGCCTTCATGGCGGCCACCTGCTGCACGGTCAATGAAAAGGTGCCCTTTGGTGGCTTAGGAGGCTCTGGCTTTTGAAGGCCTAGGAGTGCTTTGACCTTAAGAATTAAGGACTCAAATTTGCTTGGTTGTTTAAAAGTTCTCATCACGTCTTGTTACCTTATTAAAATGGAATGTCGCTGTCCATGTCGTCGAACCCAGAGTCATTCTTGGGGGCAGGCTTGCCGCCCTGTTGCCACTCAGGCGTTGCTCTGATCTTTTCCTGCAGCTTGTTGCTGAAGTTTTCAAAGATGGCCATGTCAGGGTTTTCAAGGTCAAAAATCTCCAGCTCGTTGTGAGCGGGCGGTAACCCTGCCTTCTTGATTTGAGACGATACGGGATTGATGCTGGCAATGTTGGTGTACTCGTTGCCGTCGTTACCAATTTCCCGCACCACAGACAACATAGCCCACGCGCCCAGAATATTCTTAAGCTGAAAGCCTTCAAGCTCCGCGGCCGTGAATGAGCGTGAGCGCCAATTCTCTAGGTCCTTGCGTAGGTTTGCGTTCTCGCCTAGGCTGGCCGTAAAGTTCTTGCTGATGCTCATCGGCTCGCCCTTGTCGGTCACCAGCGGGGTGCCGTCCATGTCCTCGCTGTGCACCTCAAACTGCAGCATGATTTTTTTAAGTTTCTTGGCCACACCCTTGTAGGTTGACTCTTGCGTGCCGAGGTCCACGATTCGGTAGCACCGTGCGAGGTGCATGCCGGGTGGCACTGGCTTGAATGACGACGTTCCGCCTGATGCTTTCACTGTTAGTCCCATTTGTTTCTCCTAGATATTGATACCACTTCAAGTGTCACTGTTACTTTCCTCTTGGGCGTACCGCACTCGCTGCGGATGATGTCCCAATCGGACCCTCTTGCTTTGCCAGCCTCGGCCCTTTCCAAAGCCTCCTCTAGCATTTGCTGCCTTTCCAGCATGAGCTGGTGCATTTCCTCTTCTCTCATAAACGCTCCTTAGTTCGCTTCTGTGTTAAACACGCCTAAATGTATCACGTTTAATTTCAGCGTACAATACCCCTTGCGCAAATTTATTTTATGTGTAACATCCACTTAACCCAACAAAAGGAGAGGCATGAACCTAACCGAATATTTTTCAGACAAACCAAGGGGCGCCAAGGTCCAACTAGCCCTACAGCTGGGCATAAGCAAGACATGGCTGTCGTTAGTAATCTCAGGGCGAAAACTGCCTAGCCCTGAACTGGCCCGAGACATCGAGGCTTTGACTGGCAGGCGAGTGAAGAGGGCTGATTTAAGGCCCGACATTTTTGGAAAAACAGCGAAATGATTTGGTACAAATTTCACATTGGGGACTACATCTCACACACCATGCACCTAGACGACGCCGAGGACTTGGCGTACCGCAGGCTGCTGGACTGGTACTACATGGCAGAGCGACCCCTGCCTCTAGACATCAGCTTGGTGGCCAGACGCATTCGACTCGACGAGGACGTGGTTGAGCCCGTTCTAAAGGAGTTCTTTGTGCAGACCGAAGAGGGCTACATCAACACCAGAGCGGACAAAGAGATTGCGGCCTACAACGTGAGGGTCGACCTAAACCGTAAGTCTGGCAAGCTTGGAGGCAGGCCTAAAACCATTGAGGTTTCTAACGAGGAACCATTGTGTAACCCTAACAGAACAGAAACAGAACAGAAACAGAATATAAATACCATTAAGTCGGAAACTTCGTTTCCTCCCTGCCCCCACAAGGAGCTTTTAAGTCTTTACAAGAAACACCTGCCGCATTTAATGCAGCCAAGGGTATGGGAAGGGGCAAGGCAGGCCGCAATGAAGGCGAGGTGGACTCAGGCAGGCAAGCCATCCATCTACAGCCCTAAAGGCTACAGCACGATGGAGGACGGCCTTGAGTGGTGGGATTCTTTCTTTGGCTACGTGGCCAACGAGACCTCACTGGCGAAAGGCTTTGAGAGCAACGGCAGGGTGTGGCAGCCTGACCTTGTGTGGATCGTGAACGCCACAAACTTTGCAAAAATCATTGACGGGAAGTACGCAAAATGACATTCGCCAGACCAGATAAAAAATCAGACACTGTGGACGAGGGCAACAGGCTCTACTGCTCAGTGGCCGGATGTACCAACCTGTGGACTGTCCAGATCGACCGCCCAATGTGCAGCCATCACCAGTGGAATCGCGGACCTATAAAGCCTAAAATCGGCAAGCTTCCTGACCTCAAGGCCAAGACCGTGTCGCAGTGGTACGACGAGGAGGAGTTTTGAACTACTATGAAGCAAATCGAATTCTTGACAGAGTCAGGGACGGCGCGCAATTTAGCGAAGATATCATCCTCCAAGCTCTTTACCTCACAGGAGACCATGAACCAGTTGAGATTAAGGCTGCTGATGAAAAGTTTTTTGTTAACTATCCACATTTAGCATTATGAAATTTGGCTCTGTATGTAGCGGCATTGAGGCCGCATCTGTTGCATGGAATCCATTAGGTTGGGAGGCTGCTTGGTTATCCGAGATTGAGCCTTTTCCTAGCGCTGTTTTGAAGCATCATTATCCTGATGTTCCAAATCTTGGTGACATGACCGCCTTGCCTGACCGAATACTTTCAGGGGAGGTTGAAGCTCCTGATTTGTTTTGTGGCGGAACACCATGTCAGGCGTTTTCTGTTGCAGGTCTTCGTAACTCCCTTGATGATGCAAGGGGTAATCTTTCATTAACTTTTGTAGGTATCGCAAATGCAATTGACCATGTACGATCTGTTCGAGGAGATTCTCCAGCAATCATCTTCTGGGAAAACGTCCCAGGAGTCCTATCAACAAAAGACAATGCATTCGGCTGCTTTCTTGGAGCACTTGCCGGGGAAGATGATCCAATCGTCCCACCAGGGGAAAAGTGGACAAACGCTGGTTGTGTGTATGGCCCCCAAAGAACAGTCGCGTGGCGAGTCCTTGACGCCCAATATTTCGGAGTGGCCCAACGACGCCGCCGTGTGTTCGTTGTCGCAAGTGCTAGAGAAGGGTTCGATCCCGCAGAAGTTCTTTTTGAGTTCAATGGCGTGCGCCGGGATACTGCGCCGAGCAGAGAAGCGCGGGAAAGCACTACCGCAGGCGTTATTCCACGCGTTGCAGGCAGTCTCGACACCCAATGCGGAGGCCAAAAGCTAACGCATCAGTCTTTGGCTAACGGTCATGTAATTGGGACTATTACTGCTCGTATGTTCAACAGCCTTGGCGCACGAGATGTGGAAGAGGGGGCGCTGTTGCCTGTGTCTGTTCAAGACCAACACATAACGCAGCCAATTGCTTTTAGTCGCAATGATGATGGCCGAGATGCAACCACTAATTTATCGCCAACTATGCGAGTTGCTGGTAGGGCTGGTGGTATGTTAGGTGTGGCGCAACCAATTCCAATTGATATGAGAAATGCTGGACGTGACCCTGAAAAGCATGATGAGATGAATAGGCAGGGAGTGGGCGTTGGTGACTCAGGTGATCCAGCGCATACAGTTACTTCAGCCTTTGTTCATGCTGTAGCGCAGCCGATTGGTCTTGATGAAGAGCAGAATGCCATGATTGATTGTTTTGGAACTCTTAAAGCAAGAACTAAAGGGGGCGGTTTTGAAGGTTCTGTAGCACAACCAATTGCTTTTCACCCAACACAAGACCCTATCACAAGTACAAATGGCACAACTCATGGTCTTGGATGCGGATCAAATGATGGGCAAGCAAGTATTGCGGTGGCTTTTGGTTTTGATGCTTATAACCACACAATTCAAGGCCAAGTAAATCAACCATTGCGTGTTTCATCTGCGCCTGGACAAGTTGATGCTGTGGGGGGCATTGTGCAAGGCATGGCTGTGCGCCGCCTAACTCCTATTGAATGCGAACGTCTACAAGGTTTTCCTGACAACTACACCGAAATCCCTTGGCGCAAGAAGCCAGCCGACCAATGTCCTGATGGCCCTCGATACAAGGCTCTAGGCAATAGCTGGGCTGTTCCGGTAGTTCATTGGATTGGCAAAAGAATTCAAGCACAATTAGAGAAATGAAACCGCAAAAAAGAGAAAAAGCTGTACCTACAGAAAGACTCGCACCATCCAATATCACAATCAGTCTCGAAACTATTGAGCATATGAAAAATTGCGAAGCTAGAGAGTGGATTACAAGGTACAGAACTAAGCAAAAAGAGGTCGGTAAAGTAGCGGCACTAACGTGGTGGCACGGCACCATTGCCGACATAGCAAAGCGGCGTGGACAGAAAGGCGCCGATGATTTAAAACAACGTATGAATAGGATTCAAAATGAGAAGAGCGGCTAGGGTTGACGCAAACCAAGACCAAATCGTGTCCGCATTACGGGCAGCTGGCGCTTACGTATGGATCATTGGCCTGCCAGTTGACCTGCTGGTCGGTTACAAGGGTCACACTTTTTTGGTAGAAGTGAAGGATGGCCCTAAAAAGCGTTTAACGGACCTACAGTCTGATTTTTTTGAGAAGTGGGTTGGTGGCACCCTGTGCAGGATCGACTGCGCAGAAGCCGCTTTGAGAATGATTGGCGTACTTAAAGAAAGGAAAGAGGAAAGAGAATGAGCTATGAACGAGACCCGCACAAGGCGGTTGATCACATCCTGTCGTACAGGCACTTGTATGCAAAGGCTAGGGCGGAGCGCTCCTACATCGAGCAGTTTCGCAAGAGCCTCAAGGCAATCTTGATGAAGAAGAGTGGCGAGACCACCATAGGTGCGCAGGAGCGAGAGGCCTACGCCCACCCAGAGATGACCCAACTACTTGACGGGCTAAGGGCCGCAGTTGAGGAGGAGGAGCGCCTTAAGTGGGAGATGACCGCGGCCGAGCTGAGGGTAGAAATTTGGAGAACAGAGCAAGCAAACAACCGAGTGGAAGGAAGAGTTACTTTATGAAAACGCAGAAAAAATTTCAAATTGTTGGAGAGATCAAGCGAGCAACAGTGGAGCCGCTGACATTTTCCACACCGTGGGGTCGTGCATGGACCAGAGGCTCAGACGTGATGGGTACGTGGAAGCGCTACGGTTTTGTGCCCCCATCCGAGGTGCGCGACGACTGGTATTTTAAGATTAACCGTGAGGGAGGTAAAGTTGAAAACCGCTGAAGATGAAGCTTTCGAGAAAATTGAGGAGCTTGCCCAAAAGCGAGAGAGTAAAGACCCCGTTGAGAGAGCTTTCGCAGAGTGGCCGCACAGCCACAGGCCAGAGCAGTACTTTGTACAAAGGGAGGCGTTCCATGCTGGATGGATGGCCGCCAAGCGAGGCGCCAATTGAAGACCTGCCAAGTGTGTCGTACAAGGCCAGCCGAGAAGCAGGCGTTGACTAGCAATGGCCGCAAGATGTGGCGCTGCATCACCTGCTATGAACTTAAAGATCGCAACGAAAAGAGAAGCAAATGACTGAAAAGATGAAAATTGTTTTTGCCGAAGGGTGCTTTGATGACTTCGACGGCACCGAGGAGGAGCTGGCCGAAATAATCGCCGACCTTCAGACTATGGTGGACGACGGCACCTTGCTGGAGAACAGCGAGAGGCTCACGCCTGAGGAGGAGGACGATCTTATTGAGATGCTTAAGTCAAAGGCTCCGCGGCAATGACAACACTCAAAGAGAAAAAGCATATGTCCAAGGTGGCCGAGCTCGGTTGTGCAGTTTGTAGAAGGATGGGTTATGAAGGCACCCCTGCAGAGCTGCACCACCCACGCAAGCTTGCAGGGGGCTGGGGGCGCTCTAGCCACATGAGCGTGATACCCCTGTGCCCTGAGCACCACAGAGGAAATACTGGAGTGCATGGCCTCGGGACCAGAGGTTTTGAGAAATATTACGGTTATGATGAGGCTGCTCTCCTGAAGGATACACTTAGCCTGATTGAAGAACCCTATCGGGAAGAGCAAGAAGATTAAAATTTAGTTGAGAAAGTCTGTCGTATTGTTTAATTTGGGCTTATACTTACATCACTGACCAAGCAATAGTGCGAGGCAGACCAGAGAAGGAAAGCGAAATGAACAACGACATCAACTTTAACTGCGTAGACACTCTGGGCTCACTCTTGGCCCAGATCGCTGACTTGACCAAGCAAGCAGAAGCAATCAAGGACTCCATCAAAGAGTCTGCCAGCGCAGGCGGCGCTAAGGTTGTAGAGGGCGCCATCTTCAAGGCTACCTATATTGAGTCCAACCGTTCTGTATTCGACAAGGACGCCTTCATCAAAGAATTCGGTGCAGACGCCTACGCTAAGTTTACGAAAACCACAGCGGTTTTCAGCGTCAAGGTCACCAGCCGCTAAACCCACGGGGCTTCGGCCCCTATCAAGAGAACACCATGAAGCGATACACCACAACATACAGCAACGGCCATACAGAAGAAACTAGTCAATGGAATGAGGCCAGCCAATGGGTTAACTATGACGATGAGCAGAAATTCTTTTTGTCTGGTAAGCCAGTGACTTCTGTTGAGTTCTATGCGGCAGTTCAACAGGCCCGAGAGGCGGCTTTTGACAAAAAGAACAAGACACACAAACAAGTGCACGTTTTGTACGGCTCAAGCGCGGCTTGCTACGTAACCAAGTGGATTCCACGATAACCAAACCTAAAGGGCTTCGGCCCCATAACTTAAACGAAAGCGAATCATCATGTCAGAAGAAATCGAAACAATTATCTACACCGAAGAGCACGTGCGCATCAGCGTTGACCAGTGGGACAACGGCGGCGTCTGGCTATCTTTACAGGCGCGCAGTGCAAGCATGCATACCACACTGACTCGAGCTGAGGCAGAGCAGATGCTCAAAGGGCTGCAGGCCGTGTTGGGTGCAGAGGTGGCGGCGTGATTTCATTTGAAGAGCGCAAGAGAGACTTTTGGGAGTGGCACAAGGCCAACCCGAAAGTGTGGGAGTACTTTGAGCGGTTCTCGCTTGAGGTAGTGCGCACCGGCCGCCATAAAGTCAGTCACTGGCTCATCATCAACCGCATACGGTGGGAGGTGTACCTCGAGACTACTGGGGAGGACTTCAAGATCAGCAACGACTACATCGCCTTCTATGCAAGGCTTTGGAGGGCTCGTCACCCAGAGTACAAAGACTTATTCACAATCAAGAGAATGATAGGAGAGCCCAATGAATGAAATTAAAAGCCCTTACTTAAAAGCGTTTAAAGAGTTACAAAAGATAGGCGTTCCTGTTTACGTACGCGATGACATGGACGGTCGGTTCCAAATCAGCGCCGAGGACCCAGACTCCTACAAGTGGGCGGACTACTACAGCGCAAACAATAATTGGATTTTTGGGGTAAACCCCAAGATCGACAATGTCCTGAGGAAGTTTGGGCTGTACTCAGAGTGGATCAACCCCGGTGAACTTGGCGTTTACAGGATATAAAGCCAACAAAAAAATATTTTTGCTGAAGTGTGCACAACCCACTTGTTTAATATACACTTACAGGCATGCACTGAACGGTTCGGTGCTACAACAGTGAAGGACAGCGAAATGGACAAGATGGAACACGGTTACATGGTTGCAGCTAACGCGTTGCGCGCGATCAACGCACTGGACGCGACTCAGATCACTGAGGACGCCGCGGCCGCGATCATTGCAGCGCTAACCGCCAAGCTGACACGCAGCCCGATGGCTCATCAGGACCACATTGTGGCTGCCGTAGAGTCACTGGACTACGCTCACGAGTACTTAGTAACGCAAGAGGTTTGAAATGACCAAGGATGAAGTCAAAGCATTGGCAAGGTACTGCGGCGTCATGGAGGACGAGTGCGGCCTTAAGGTAAGGTGGGACGACCTCGAGCGCTTCGCTCACGTTCTAATCGCCGGAGAGCGCGACGCATGCGCAAGAATGGTAGAGGGCGTTGTAAGGGCCATAAGGAGCAGGTCCGTTGAGCCGCCGAATCATTGAAAGGATACTCGACCAGCTCATGGTAGGGCTGGTAGCAGTAAGCCTGCTCGTGCTCATATGCTACAGGCCAGACTTATGGAAACCATAAAGGTTTTCGCATTAGCATAGCGCCGAAAGGTTTGATACACTCGCGACAATCAAACCATTAGGACAGCATATGTCAGAAGTAAAAAAGAAAGTTGGGGCACCGAAAGGGTCAGGCTCCAAGTACTCACAAGAGATTGCAGACAGGATATGCAAGGCAGTGTCCTGCGGCGTTCCACTGCGTCAAGTATGCAGGGAGGAGCAGATAAGCTGGAGCACGGTGTACGATTGGTGTAATGCTCACCCTGAGTTTGCCCCACGCCTCGCACACGCGCGCGACCTTGGCTTTGATGCGATTGCGGAGGAGGCGCTGGACATCTCCAACTCACCAGTGACTGGCCTCAAGAAGGTGTTCTCTCAGGGCGGTGATAAGGAGATCATCACAGTGACTGAGGAGGACATGCTTGGCCACCGCAAGCTGCAGATTGAGACGCGCCTGAAGCTGCTGGCCTGCTGGAATCCTAAGAAGTACGGCAACAAGGTTCAGATGGGTGGCGACGCCGACAATCCGATCAAAATAGAGGCAGAGGTGCAGGCGCAGCAGCTGCTGGATGCATTGCTCAAGAACGTAGAGCTGACCAAGCAGGCTAATGGCTGACATAGCCGCCCTGCTCGAGGACCCGCAGGTAAGGCAGAGCCTCGAGGCCGTATCGCCTGAGTACAGGCTGGCGTGGGCGTGGAGGATGACGTGGCTCAGTAAGCAGCATGCGCACCAGACGCTGCCAGCGGGGGATTGGTGGGCGATTTTCTTATGTCTTGCGGGTCGCGGGGCCGGTAAGACTCGTATGGCCTCGGAGCAAATTGCATGGTGGGCATGGGAAGAGCCCAACACCCGATGGCTGGTGGCCGCTCCAACCTCGGCTGACGTAAGGGCTACTTGCTTTGAGGGTGACTCTGGCCTTTGCACCGTCATACCGTCAGCGCTAATCGCCGACTACAACAAGCAGCACCACGAGCTGCGCTTGATCAACGGCTCCCTCATTAAGGGCATACCCGCATCCGAGCCTGAGCGCTTCAGGGGTCCGCAGTTCCACGGGGGCTGGTGCGACGAGCTCGCGGCATGGGACTATCTGCAGGAGGCGTGGGACCAGATACAGTTCGGCGTGCGCCTTGGAAAGCGTACCCGTCTCATCTGCACTACTACACCCAGACCCAAGGACCTCATCATCGAGCTCATTGGCCGCGAGGGTGACGACGTAGTGCTCACCACCGCATCGACCTATACCAACCTCGGCAACCTGTCCGAAAACTTCAGGAAGCAGATTCTGCAGTACGAGGGCACCACGTTGGGGAGGCAGGAGATTTACGCCGAGATCATCGACCCTGAGGAGGGCGGTATCGTCAAGCGCGATATGTTCAAGCTGTGGCCAGCTGGCAAGCCCTTCC